CTTCTCTTAAACTATATTTTAAAATTGCAGAAGGACCTTTACCTTCTAAATCAACCGAAATCTTACCTTTTGATAATCTTTCAACTTCTTTTTTAGTTTCATCAGGGGTTTGTGCTGCTTTATAAAATACGTTTTTAATGTTTGTTGATTGTCCTTGTTTTGCTTTAAATATAGTAACTAAATCTCCACCTTGATATCCTGTTCCACCTACATTAACCCATCCTCTTGATGTGTTGTAATAGACTGGGTATCTTGATTTTGCATTTAATATTAAATCAACAACCGTATTATAAACAGAAGAACTTTCTTCGTTCATATTTTCCCTCATTGCATTTTTATAGTCATCTGGGTAGTTATTTCTAACATGAGTACGAATTACATTTCTTAATGACCTAGCTTCTTGATATATCTCTAAAAACTTTTTATCGTCTTTTGCTTTTTGGTATACCTTTTTAGCTGTGGATGTTAATTCGTCAACATCTTCAACTAATTTATCTATATTAGGTATCTGTTGGATAGACCAAGAAATAGCACCTGTAGTAGAGTCAATATCTGTAACAGTAGATTTAGTACCATTATCAACTTTTACATCCCCTACCTCAAATTCTTTAAGTTTATATTTGTACCCCATTTGCTGTTTTAATTTCACTTACTAGTTCATAATATTGTAATAAATCAACTAAATTATCATTGTCTACCTTATCGGTTTTTGTTAATTCTATTAAAAACTTAGTAACCTCTGTAATTTTAATCTTTATTGCTTGATCTTTTATATTTTCGGTTAATGAGTTTAAAGTTTTCTTAAGTTCTGATATTTTAGAATTATAAAAATTTCTTAAACCTGGGGTAGAATCTACTGAATATATAAATTCTTTAAGTACTTGTTTTTGTTCATTACTTAAACCATCATATTTTTCATTAAATTTTTCTAACAATATTCTATAAGTTAAAGTCCTTACATCTTTATCGTAAGTAGAAAACTCTGCTAGTACTTCATCTTTTCTAGTTTGGTTAATTTTGGTTTTAGTTAAATATTCTAATAATGTAATTTTATTATTAATTAACTGTCCATTATCTACAATATCCTTAGAATTAACACCTTCAATTAGGGTGTATAAAGCAGCGATTTCTTTATAGTTTTTAATTTGTGATCCAAAAAAAGTATTTAAATCATAATGTTTTTTTATTTCATTAATCAAGTTATACTTTTGTTTTTTTAGGATACTTCTATTAAATGCCTTTGAGCTATTTAAAGTTGTATCTAAATACATTGTAGCTCTAGATTCAGTTAATACTTTAGATTTGGATATTGATTCGTATAATTTATATTCACGGCCTAATTCTGTTTTAACAAAATATTCTTTTAATAAGTCAATGGCAGGTGAGTCCTTACCTGACAAAGTATCAGCTGTGATTTGTCTAACAAGCAATTCAAATAATATGCCTGTATTTTTATACTTTGAGTGTTTAATTTTCATCAAAAATATATTTATTTATAAATATTAAGATTTTAGTCGAGATTCATCAAGTAATGAAGAATCCGCTTTATCCTGTTCAAATATTAGTTGTTTTTTGTCTAAACCTTTAAATATGTCCTTATTTTTTAGGTAAGTAATTTTAGGGTCTTCAAATTCAGATAATCTAGGTTTTGGTTTTTCCATGTCTTTCATGGTTTTAACTCCTAAAGGATCTTTACCAAAATTATTATCTTGTTTTCCTCTATTAGTAATACCATCTTTAGGGCGACCTAATTCTAAGTCATCAGCATATCCGTCGGGTACATTAGATGGGTCAGACATTGTTCTACCTTTACCATATAATGAAGCTAAATCGTGAGGTGTTCCATATGATTGACCACTTTCTAAAGGATCGTTACCTTCTGCTAAAATTTGGTCATTTCTGAATTTACGTTTAGAATCTTCACGAACCATATCTCTGTACTCATCGTATTGATCTTCACTAAAGTGATAAACATTATGATAAATCCAATCAGATGGGACTAAACCTTGTTCTAATAATGTACCTGCCAATTCGGATTTCGATTTCATTAACTCAATTCTTTCCTGATCATAAATGATAGAAGGAGTTGTCATTGATAATTCAAAATTAGTTAACGTTTCATCTCTATACCCTTGTGTGTATAAATGAACTAAAGCTATTTTTTGTAATTCTGATAGTAGTATTCTTTGTATTCTATCTATAGTACGAGCAAATCTAATGTCTTGTTGTGCTAAAGTAGATTTACCTGCTTCTCCTTCCCCATAACCCATAAATGATTTAGGTACTTTTAAGGCAGCAAATAATTTTTCTCTTAAATATTCAACATCAGCAATACCATCATATTGTAATCCAGGAGCGGTATCAATCTTAGTTGCACTATCATTACCACGAACAGGAATATAAAAATCTTCTAACATGTTTTGCATGTTATATTTTAAGTTATACTCCCCTGTTTTTTCATCCATCATTGGAGTACGTTTCATGTTATTGATAGTTTTCTGCATAAATGCTTCTACTTCATTAGGTGGAATTGCACCAACGTTTACATAAAATACTCTTTTTTCAGGGGCACGAGCAATTCTATGAATCAACATCGCGTCTTCCATTAATGTATATTGTTTAAATAATTTTCTAGCTGGTTCAATATAAGCTCTACCATAAGGTAAATAATTAACATCACCTACCATTCTAAAATGAGCCATTTCGTAGTTATCGTATATTATACCACTTCTATTGTCTCCTCCTTGATTAGGTACAGTATAACCACCACCTCCGTTAGAACCACCAGCAAATCCTTCAGGATTCCATCTATACTGTACTTCAGCAGGGTTTTTAGGGTTTTGTCCTTCAATTCTTTCAATATGGTACGCAGTATATGGTATTACGTTATAAACACCAAATGTTTCAGCAATTTCTAATTTTAAGAAAAAATCACCATATTTACACATTTGTCTAACCCACATCCATAGATTAAATTCTACATTTAGTACATCATAGAATAAGTTGTATAGAATTTTTTGTACATCTTCATTAGAACTTCTAATTTGAAGTACTTCCCCCATATCATTTTTAAGTGTAGACTCATCTGCTATAATATCAAGGGAGGATGCTATAATTGCATCTTGATCCATTATATCATATTCTGAATAGAGTTGTGTTCTTAAGTATTGATAGTTTAAATTAAACTGTGCCCCATATAATGAGGTAGGTGCTGATGAATAGACTCTATTGAATCTATCAACTAAAGCATTCGTTTCATACTGACCACTAGATTGGATATGACCCGAATCTATGGTCTTTACTTGGTCACCCCCTACGTTTCGTATTACTACGTCTGTTGAGAATAATCTCTTTAATCTTGTAAATACACTGTTATTCGCCATCTAATATATAATTATTGTTTATAAATATGGTTATAGTAACCAACTAATATCCTCTGTTTCACCTTTATCATTTTTCATGCTATATGGGTTTTGAACTTGCCCACTAGCACCGTATCCACCTTGATATGGTGTTCGATTAACTGTCATATTACTTAATGACTGTTTTGTTAAATCGATTCCTCTTTGTTTAAATTTTAATGCTGTATCTCTAACATACATACCCATTCCAAAAGCCATCACTAAATCATCATTATACCCCGATTGTGCCTCTGCTTTTCCATTTTTCCAAATGAAAACTTTCATTTCTTCTATTAATCTTCTAGAATTAATTGTTACCCCTTTATCAGCAATATATTCTTGAAATTTACCTATTATCATAGGTCTTGTTTTAGAAGACATTGTAAAACCAGCTACCATTTTTGAATTGTCCTGATATCGGTCAAAATACGAATTAGCATTGGCTTCTCCACTCCGTTGTGAATAGTAAAGGTTAGAATAATTTCTATCTATTGCTACCTGTATTGTTGCCCAACCAATATTAGCATTTTCTATTACAAGTAATGCTTCATTATATTCTGTAGCTAAGCCGACTAATAAATGACCAAATTCTTTAGTACCTATTTGTCCTTTATACTCTGCTACTTGTACATTAGTTTCTACATCCATTACATGGCAAGTAGAAAAATCTTTTCCATCACCACGAGCTACATCTGCTAAAACCATATAAGATCTAGAATAATCTGCATTTTCCCAAACCCATAAATTCTGATCAGCACCTCTACGTTCTAAAGGATCCTTAACAAATGATTTTTCATAATATTCTAAATGTTCATTATAAAATACTATATCACCGGATGTACTAAAATCACAGTCACATTCTTGAGCTGCTAATCTAGGGTCACCTAATAAATTATCTTGAGCATCTCTCCATGCCTGATCTCTTTCAGGGTGAACATACCAAGGCAACTTAATAGGTAAAAAATCATTTTCTCCGGATTCTGCTTTAACCCATGTTTGGTGAAACCAATTACCTGTACCATAAGGGGTGGATAATACAATAGCACCACCACCCGTTGCTAGAGTTTGTTGGGCAGAGGCCCATGTTTCAGCAATGTTGTCAATAAAGGCGGCTTCATCAATAATTAATAAAGATACTGCTTCTGAACGTGCAGCATCCGCATTTGAGGATTTTGCTTGTATTTTTGACCCATTGGTAAATCTAAGGGATAGTTTATTGTTTTCAACAGAATCTACCTTAAGCCATGAAGGTAAATTTTCCCACATGAATTGTACTTTAGTTACAAGATTTCTTGCTGTTGCTTGTGTAGTTGCTAATGCTAATACATTTCGATCTTTATGGAATGTCATTAACCACAAAGAGTACCCAGCGGTTAGTGTAGATATACCTAATTGCCTAGATTTTAATATTGCGCTATAATCATGGTTTTGAAATAACGTTAATACTTTTTCTTGGAATGGGTATAGGTTGAATTGTATGCGGCCACGTTGTGGGTGCTGTATATAACAGTATTTACGCATAAAATGTATGGGGTCTCGAGCACACTTAAGATACTCTTGGCGTATTACTTTTTTTAAGTCTGACATGGTTATTTTAGTATAAGAATTACACCAGCGATTGCTATTAGACCTGCACTACCCATTAACTTAGTTTTAATTTTTTGTTTTTTTAAGGACAACATTAATTTTTTGTTTAAATCCTCTGCTAATTGAAATTGAGAAGACTTAGTATGTAATATAGAGTTAAAATTATTAATTTGAAAGTTAAGATTACTAATAACACTGTCCTTTAAAAATAATTTATTTTCTAATAATGATACTTTTGTTGTTATTAAGGATAATTCCTTTTTAACACTATCACCATTTATTAAATCTTTAATTACGAGTTTTGCTATTGGGGTTTTTAACTGTATCGAGGTACTGTCTATTGTATCGCTCTGTGAAAAACCTTTCAAGCTCATCATTGTTAAAAAAGTCAACAGAAATAATTTTTTCATTTGTTTGTTTTTTTAATGTGATAATCTTATTATCTTGTAGATTAATTTCTTTATCTAATTTTAATATATGTTGGTTTATTGAATCAATTTCATAAACTAACACATCATTTATACTATGTAATGAGTCTACTTTAGATTCTAATGTCTCTATTTGGATTTTATATTTATTTATATAAGACTCATCTTTAGGAGAAAATAAAATATAAAGGATGCCAGCAGACACAACAAATAAAGCTAAATAAACTATTACCCTCTCGCTAAAAGAACTTTTATATTGTCTGTGGTTATCAGTTGCTCCTTTATACGACATTCTTTTCTAATTTAGCTACTAAAGACTCTAGTTCTTTTTTCTTAGCTGTTTTAGTTTTTAATTGGTCTTTAATTTTTTCTTTTTCAACTCCATCTGCTTTACTATATTCACGAGCTATAGACTTCATCTCAGTAGTAATATCTTTTAATGCCTTAACAGCGATGTCTAATTTTTTATGTTTACCGCGAGCGGATTTTGCTAGTTTAACTGCGTCTTTTTCTGTATCTTTATCTGTATCATTATCTTCATTTTCATCTATTGATTTACCTTTAGTTTTAGCTTTTTTAACTAAAGAATTCCAATTAGATAAATCATATTCATCCCAAGGTTCAACTTCCGTACCATTGAATGTTTTTTCTTGACCAGCTACGGGTTTAGAATTTAAATAATGTATCTCATTTTGAGTTAATGAAAAGAATTTATTTACTTGGTCTTGAGTAGGCATTTTAGTTCTACCTTCATTTTCATTTAAACCAAGTGAACCTGCACTATCTATTACGGCTTGAACAAATCCTTTTGTATAAGACTTAGTATCAGGTCTATTTTTTAAGATAGATTTATCAAAATGCATATCAAATGAATTTTCTCCAGCTTCATATCCCATTTCTTCTAAATCAGCTAAACCAATATTAGCTTCTTCGATACCAGCTTCATCTTTTGCTTTTTTTAGATCTTGAACGGCTGCTGTTAAATCTTTAGTTTGTGAAATTTCATCTTCAGTATTTTCAGATAATGAAGATAATATATTTTCTTTAATATAGTTTTTTAATGCTGATTTTTTCATTGTATAATATTATAGTTAGGTTTTATTATAAATATGTTAAAGTCCTGTAATAGTTAATATTTGTTGGATTCGTTCCTCTGTAGACCCCGATATTTTTTCTACTTTGCCTGCTTTATGTCCATGTCTTTTAATTAAAGATGTAATAGTAAAATCAATTAAATCCCTATAATGTTCATCTGTTTCCCTAACTCCGTTATCTTCTATGTCTAAACCATGAGGAGATATATAAAATATATAATCATATTCTCGAATGAATTCACTAGCATACGTCTCAAATGCTTCTTTATCTTGATAAGGTATTGATTTAGCATTCATAGTAAATGCCATTACATCTAATATCGTTCTATCTGTAATAATACTATCATGCATTAATTCACCACAACGTTCAGCTAAAAATACTGTTTGTCCCTTTAATGTTGAATCTGTATTTAATGGAATACCTAAAGACATTAAATGTTGACTGCGTTCTGTTGCAAACTTGTACCCTTTAAATTGCTCTAATTCTTTTAAAGCATTTACTAATGTAGTTTTACCTACACTCATTGTTCCACATAACCCTATTTTCATATTTTTTAGTTTCTATGATTAGCACCTTTTGCCGCAGGTTTTTTATACCAAGGCAATCCTGATTGTTGTGATATTGCTTCTTTCCAATCGTCTTTTGACATTGGGATACCATATAAATAGTATTCTCCTTTTCTATCAATTCCTTCAGGTATCAAAGCGGGACCTTCCCAATTATGTAACTTACCATCCCAAATATAAGCAATGGTACCATCTAATTTTTTTAACTTTTGGCTTTTAGGCCACTCTGTTGATTGTTTCTTCATGGTGTTAATATACGTAAATTAATTTAATTATCCAATAAAATTTGTTCAGCAACTAATGTCCCTTGTGCACCACTTACCGTTATACCTCTAGCAGAAAGAGCGTCTCCAACAAAATGAACGTTGGGATACTTCGTTAAAGCAAGATTGGTATAATCGACAAGTGGCTCAGGTGATAGATATTTTACTTCGGGCACGTAAATACCCCAATCGTCTTTTAATGTAGGGAATACTTTTTTCATATCCTCTATAAAATCATATACATACATAAAGTATGGTTGCATTGATTTTGCTATTTTATGTAATGTATCTACTTGGATAGCGGATACATTTTCACCTTCTGATGTCGTAGAGGGTTTACGTGTAGGACTATAATATAATCCTGTACCATCTATTTGTAATTTCTTAACCACATCTCTTGACCATTCAAATGGCTTATCAATTCCTTGAACTTCCATTAAAATACCAAAATTTGTCATATCATTCCTAAACGATTCATCTTTCTTAGCATGTCCATTGTAACTGTGGTCTCCATACGTTTCTTCAACGGCAACATATGCTGCATTGTTGTTTGTACAGAAAGAACGTAATGATACCCCTTTATCTTCATATTTTCTATATAATTTGAAATCGTAAGATATATCAATTAACTTTTGAAAGTGTTTTTGTGGTGCTTCAAAACGCACACCAATTTGTACTGGTTTTGGTTCAGTTGGTAAATCAAATTTTTCTGCTAATGTTTTACCAAAGTCAATACCCGATTTACCTACACCAAAGATAAGTTTATCATAATTTATTGAATTCATACTAACCCATTGTAAATCTCCTGGGAGTTCTTTACTATCCATTTCGGCTACTTTAGGATAAAATACCTTATTGTTATCGAAATCAATATCTGATACTTTAGTTTCCCATATAAATTCAACACCACCATCAACTAAAAAGTCATACCAATTTTTACCTATTTCATGTAAATAATCTGTACCAACATGCCATACTGGGAATAAACGTAAACCAAAATATGGTTTAATGAATTCTGGTTCTGCTATAGGATTTGAACATTGTACTTCTTCTGGTTTAGGGTGG